TCTTAATACATAACCAAGCAAAGGTTACACAGAAAAAGACTCAACCGAATGACGAGAACAACCGAGCGAAACGCCGACCGTCTCAATCGAATCTATGCAACAATCCAAGCGACGTTATACACCACCAACGGCAACGCGACGACGGCAAGCAAGACAGGCTACAAATATCAGCAAGACGATTATTTGAAAGCCTAGCGAACCTGAAGGCAAGGGCAACCGAGCAGCTTAACAATTTGGCAAACGCAACAGACTCATAACCGCTACGGATGCATTTAAGATGCAACTAGCAAAGCGCGGCGGTTATGGCTCAATTGCCCCTGTGGATAGAATCGACGGCGGCAACTGGGCAACAGCTCAATCATCAATAAATAATTTTAGGAGTAAGCAGATATGCGACAAGTAACTAAAAAAACAGCGCAAGCAATGCGCGACGGCATCAATACAGTAAGCGGCAACACACGGGTGCACTCTAACGGCAACGTCATGGACTTACACGGCAACACAATAGCAATTTATAACCGCGTGGACGGGCTTTTAACACTTCGCGACTGTAACTGGCAAACAGTGACAACCAAGGAACGACTAAACGGCATATTGGACACGCTGAACACTGGCAAATATATCACTCAAGAGAATTTTAACTGGTACATCAAAGACCGCGCCAACGACGCGATAAAAGACAGTTGGGACGGCTTTATCGTTGTGAAGGTGCAAAAATAATGAGTGTTTTAACAATTTTGGCAAACTACAAAGACGAGGACGTAAGCGACTACAACACCGAGCAGTTTAAGGGCTACACTTTTGTGAACACCGCAGGGCATGGCTATTTAGTGCTAGGCAGCGACGACAACGGCTATAGCGACGGGCTGGCAATCGCACGCGCTAGTAACTATAGCTACATTTTAGATGGCGGCTTAGTGTATTTAGAAGAGGACGTGGACGCGCCAACATTTTTGAAAAAGATGGGGCTATAACCATGAACGAATCAGACAAACTCTATCGAAAATTAGACCGTAAGGCGGCGGCAATCGTTACGAAACTACGCAACGAGATAGCCGCCAAGGGCTACCGCGAAAATTTAGGACAGACCGAACTACGCAAGTATAGCGACGAAGTGCAAAAACACTCAAGCGTATTGACGTATCAGGAGTGCCACCAGTTGACGCAATCATTAAGCATAACAATTGACAATCTTTAGGAGAAAATAATGACATACAAAGCACAAATCGAATTTCAAGCATACGAAGACGACTACAACGAAGGCGAGGGCAATTTTGCAAACAGCTGGAACGACACGTTGACAGCCGACACAAAAAGCGAGCTACGCAACAAAATTTTGGAAGCGACACACTCGAAGTGGAGCGACTTAGACGACGACCAGATGAACGAATATGACTGGTGTACCGAGTACCACACAAGCTATTTAGCTAACGCCGACAATCAAGGAGACGCAAGCGAATCAGAAATCGCAGAGTGGAAAAAAGGCAAGCAAGTGCTATACGCAATCAATTGCCACATTTTAGTAACTGAAGTAACAGAGAAGAAAGCGAGCTTATAATGGAAAACAACAAACTGAAATTGACCGCAGGAATTTTGAACCTTGGAATAGAGGTAGAGATTTATGACTGGCTGGCACTCATTGCTGGCGACTATGGCACAAAGCCGTTTAACAAGCGTTTTGAAACATGGCTGAATAAGCAAAGCGCCGAGCGTTTTGGAACTCACACTGTAAAGGAGTGGGGATTTGACAAAGCAGGCAAAGAGTTTGAGAACGTCCGTTTTGGTTTTCATAAACAGAGTTGGGGCGACCGTATGGAGTTGAATTTTTACTACAACGGCAAAGCAGTCGGCTATGACTACGACGCTAAAAAAACCGTAATGCGAAACTCAAACGAGCGCGAGACATTTGTAAGCGTGGAATCTGTTGACCAGATAATTGACTACGCAAAAAAGAGTAGCGCGAACCGCGCAATGGAGCGCGAGAAGGCACAAGGCAATTTGCGAGCAATCGCGAAGCTATCAGCCGAGCGCGACCGCTTAAAGCAGTTAATCAGCGACCACAACGACAAAATCAGTTACATAATCAGCGACGAACTGAGAATCCGATAATGAAAGAAACAATGGGAAAAGCAGGATATAAATTTATCCGAAAAGACCCGAACACTGGCGAGTATTTATTGCAGGAAATCAGCACCAAAAATCTTGAGTGGTGGTTTGCGAACAAGAATCATGCAGGCTATGGCATTATTCACAGAAATACGCACCTCGAATTTGCGAGAAGCGCCGATAATAATGAAGCACCATTTTAAGGAGACAATAATGCAATACGGACTAATGGCAGATATATGCGAATATATCGCCGACACCCATAACGATTTTCAGTTAACCCATAACGTGACGCAACAATTCCGTGAATATATTTTCGACAAAGATGGCGAATATTTGAAGCACGGCGGCAAGCAGGTGGCAAGTTTTATCATCAAGCAAATTAAGTTGATGCAAGAATATGCAGGCGAAGTAAAGCTATAGACTGTTGACTTTTCACCATTAGCGTGATAGCATAAGAGTAATAGCAGCAAAGGCTATAGAAAGGAAAAAGCATATGAGCGTATCAATCAGAGAAGTTGTCGAAGCAGGCGGTTACAACCTCACCACTCTTGACGACGCACGATGGTTACTGTCGCAAGAATCGAATTTTGACGAGCTCATCGAACAGGCTGAAGAGCTTGTCGAGCTCCTTGAGGTCGAAGATGAATCTTAACGACGGCACACACAGCCGTTTTGACCACGACCACTACAAGAATTGCCAACCGTGTTACGAAGACCATTTGGACTTCATGCAAGAGCAGGAAATGGGCGCACGGATGGACGCAGCAGCAGAGCGCGAAGAGTTTAGCGACCGCGACGACTTCGACAACTAAAATAACATAAGGGGGAATAGGGCATGAAAAAATCAATCAAAATACCAGTATTGTACTACACGGAAATCACCGACACAGCGCAGCTGAACGGTTTGGAACTCACCGAAGGGCACTACATAACCAACGAAGGCGGCAAGCAATATTTGGTGGAGGTATTGGCATAATGAAGTTTGAAGAAACACCGAAAAAAGAATATAAAACAACAAAGGAAACTAAAATGAAAAAATCACAAGCACCAGTAGATAAACAGCCAAAAGCAATCAAGTTGAGCACTATCTGGAAGGTACTCGTTTACACATTCGCACTAATCGGAGTAATCCTAAGCGTTATGTATGTGAACGATATCGTCAACGGAATAGTGGACAGCCGAGCGGAAGCAAAAGCACAGCAAATACTGAAAGCACAGCCAGCGACTCAGGTGACACCCGAGTTAAAAGCACAGCAGTAGTATTAGCCGTCGAAACTACTGAAGCACCCAAGACGGTCACAATCTCAGAGAGCCAGGCGAAGGCGAACGTTTATCATCACGAGAGTGGTAACAAAGCGGACGCAATCAACCCGAGCAGTGGAGCGTGCGGCATCGGTCAGGCGCTACCGTGTAGTAAATTGCCGTGTAGTTTGAGCGACTATAATTGCCAAGACATATGGTTTACCAACTATATGACAGCGCGTTATAGCACTTGGGCGAAGGCGTGGGAATACTGGAGTTGTATCGGGCAATGCACGAACAACTACGGCACAATATATAAAGAAAATACTTGGTGGTAAACCACTAGAAACGAGAATATCATGGCAGGAACAATGGCAGGTGGTAAGAAAGCCGCCAAAAAGAACATCGAGAAAGACCCACAATTTTACGCCAAAATTGGCGCTAAAGGTGGAAAACTAGGACACACAGGCGGTTTTGCCGCTAACCGTGAACTAGCTAGAACCGCAGGCGCAATTGGTGGACGCAGAAGCCGCCGCACAGCAATAACACCAAAGGTAGCGAAGATTAGGAGTGACGAAGAACTCGCTAACATTTACGCAACCGCACAAGCTCGAAAGGAGCAAATATAATGGCAAACAACGAATTAGTATTGAAGTTTGAAAAAAACCAGCAAGCAATTGCAAAACTGAACCGAGCAATCGAAGCTGAAGTTGGGCACTTCTTAGAAAAGAAAGCCACACTCGAAGCCCAGAACGCAACAATGCGAGAAGCAATTCTCGACGCGATGGAATCGAATGACGTTGACAAGTTCGACGGCGACCTCATTACCATCACCCGTGTTAAGGCAACCAAGCGCACCACATTTGACTCGAAGAAATTCGCAGATGCAATGCCGAAGACTTACGCAAAATTCTTACGAACTAGCGATGTCAAAGCCTCAATTCGTATCAAAGTTAAGGCATAGTCGTGGGTACTGTTACCGACGAAACATTCAATGAATTAAGAGAGCAGGCGCAACTCATTTGGCAGAGCCATGACGACAATCATGGTTACGCCAGCGAGAAAATCGCCTACCTCAATTCATTTGGCAACGTGCAAGACAACTACGGCACAATCATCGGCTCATTTGACCATCACAACCAGCGAAAATTATATGACGCGGTTGGAGACGAAGGCAAGCAAGCGATTGACGCGTGGGTCGGTGGACTAGAGCGAGTGGAAGCACTTGCAAAAGATATGGGGCTCTAATATGAACCTCTACCCATCACAAGAGAATTACTTGACTCGATTGGGTAGTCGTCCGTATCTGTTCGCAGAAGTCGGCACGGGCAAAACATTGATGACACTATTCCGCGCACACAGAAGTGGAGCGCGGAAAGTGATTGTCGTTTGTCCAGCATCAGTTCGTGATACGCGAGTTTGGGAGTTAGACTTAGCAAAATCAGGTTTGCAATTCGACGAGTTTGAAGTGCAAGGTTTTAGCTTTTTGCAGAAATTCAAAAAGGTAGATTTTTCAAAGTACAGCGACCATTACGTTATCATCGACGAAGCTCACAAAATCAAGAATAGCCAAAGTTTACAAGGTATGGGCGCATGGAAATTATGCCGCGCAACCAACCGAGGCTATTCTTTTTTGAGTGGTACACCGATGAGCAAATGGGCAGATGCAGTCAACTACGCCAAAATCACAGGACTCGTACAGCACAAGACTGAGTTTTATAAGCGGTTTGTCGTCGAGCAGCGCAGCTATGCTCACAAAGGCATGGACATTATAGGCTACCGCGACACCGACACATTGACGAGTTGGTGGAGCACTATCGCATTACGGCTCAGAGCCGAAGATGTGGTGGAGCTACCAAAGAAGCAAGTTTTGAGCATCGCGATACCAGTGAAGCGCAAAGAATATATCTCGATGATAAAAAACCGCATCACCAAAAACGGCGACCCGTTAGACAGTGCACCAAAATTGACGTGGGCATTACGCAAGTATGCTGAAGTCGCACCAGAGAAATTGTCGTGGGTTGTGGAAAAAGTCGAGGGACTAGAAAACGCACTGATTTTTGTGAACACCATAGAAGCCATTGAATCGTTAAGCGAGAAAATGGCGACGGCAGGTATCGACTTTGGGGTTTGGTACGGCAAACAGAAGGACAAGTTTGAAGACCACGACGTTATGATTGTGCAATATCAATCAGGCGGCACTGGACTGAATTTACAGAAATTCAACACGACGATATTTTTGTCACCGTGTTACAGCTTTCAGGACTATACTCAGGCAATAGGACGCACCTATCGCAACGGGCAAGAGAAGAAGTGTACGTTTTACCAGCTCAAAGCGCAGAACACAATCGACGGGTCGATTTACGCAGCGCTCAAAGCAAAACGTGACTTCGACGATAAACTAACTGGCACAAGCGAAGCCGATTGGATGGAGGTTATGGCATGAAAAAGTATGCGCGCGAGTTTCGGCTCAGTACAGCACCACAGCGCACGCCGTTATGGTACAAGGAACGCGCAGGCATACCGAGCGCGAGCGGATTAGGCTTTTTGTTTGATACGCTCAAAGACGGATATTCACCGAGCTCCAAAGCGAAGAAGTATCTCAAGCAACTGGCATTTGAACGCAAGTTTGGTGTCACGTTTGAAAACTTCGTCACCAAGGCAATGGCAGACGGCACGTTTTTTGAAGACTTCGCCAAAATGGTGTACGTCAAAGAAACAGGCAACACACTGACCGAGGCATTTTCATACGTCTCGGATTGGTTTATCGCTACGCCAGACGCGAATGTATCTGAAACTACCAATAAACCAGACCCAAGAGACACTAGGTGGCACGGCACAATCTTAAAGACAGAAAATGGTTTGCTGGAGTGCAAAATCGTCGGCGATGCTACTTTTATGTCACTCATGGAAGAAGGCATACCGATTGGACACGAACTACAAACACAGTCGCAGTTGATGGCAAGCGGTTTAGATTGGGTGGACTACATTGTAGTGAACCTCAAAACCAGAGCTTACTTCATTTTGCGAGTGAACCGAAATAACAAGCTCATCAAACGAATTTACGAACGATTGCACGAGCCGCTAGGACTGCCAGTATTGAAAGATGTTGGCGTGAAGCAGTTCGACGACACATTGTTGCAGGAATTTATGGGCGAGAACCAGCTCCAAGAGAGCGATTTAATAATAGAAAATTTACCATTTTAGGAGGAAAATCATGATACCAACACTAACGGGCATCGGAATAGTAATTGCATTACTAGCACCAGCCACACCAACCATCGTAGCAACGCTACAACCAGCAGAACCAACAGTAGTCGCAGTGCTACAACCAGCAGAACCAACAGTAGTCGCGACGTTTAAGCAGCCAGTGCTTCAGGGGCTTCCTCTTGAGCCAGCACAGCCAACTATCGTGAAGACTTGGACAATTACAAAATAACCTATTGCATTGTTTATTTCGCCGTGATACTATAAGTTCATAGCAAATGCAAAGCTACAAGAAAGGATTACTATGAGTCAACTAACATTTGTATTAGGAAGAAGCGGCACAGGCAAATCAACCAGCCTTCGCAACTTCACAGCTAAAGACGGCATCGGTTACATCACTGCAACTGGAAAGCCACTACCATTTAAGACCGACATCGGTCAGTACCACGCTGAGAGCTATGGCAAGCTAATTGCCGCAATCAAGCAAACAGACGTACCAGTGGTCGTTATCGACGACTTCAACTACTTCATGAGCTTCGAGGAATTTAGCCAAGCAGCAAACAAGGGCTACGAGAAATTCACACAAATGGCGGTCAACGTCGTGAATGTTATCGAAGCAATCACCAACAAGAAAACCGACCAGCGTTTTTATATTCTTGCTCACAGCGAGAACAACGACGACGGTCAGTTGCGCCTGAAGACCACAGGAAAAATGGTCAGTGATAAGTTCGTACCAGAAGGCTTAACGAACCAAGTTGTCGAAACCGCAGTGGTTGACCGAGACTTCGTGTTCAAGGTTAAGACTGATGGCAGCGGCATCAAAACGCCAATGGGAATGTTCGTAGACGAGACAATCCCTAACGACCTCAAAGAGCTCGACAAGGCAATCGTCGAATTTTACAAACCAGCAGTAATTAAAAAAGGAAAATAGAATGACAATGCAATATGTGAAACCAACCGATGAGCAGGTCGAAACTATGCAAAAATTTCGCGATAAATACGAAGCTCTCTGTGAAGAAATTAAGGCAAAAATTCCTGCTGGTCGTGGTCAATCTCTAGCGGTTACAAACCTAGAGCAGAGTGCAATGTGGCTTAATAAAGCAATAACTAAGAACGATTAAGGAGTACAAAATAATGGCACAAACTGAAGACGAAAAAGCTAAAGTAGCGGAGCAAACTGATTTATTTGGTGAGCTTGAAAAGAACGACGTAAAGGTTGCCGACGACGCAGCAGCGACAATGAAAGAGAACATCATGAAAGACCGTGGCAGTGCAAACTACCTTGGTATCGGTGTTCACGATGTAGCCGTCACCAGCGCAGAGCTTGTAAAAGCTGGCACAGGTACAATGGGCATCCAGTTCAACGTTGAAAACGAAGACGGTCAAGGTCGTGTCCGAATGTGGCTCAGTGAAGGCGCATTACCATACACTATCGAAAACGTCAGTCGCTTAATGGTGCACAACGCACCAACCGACAAAAAAGATGAGGCTCGCAACTATATGGCGAATATCGTCAGTGCGAAAGACCTTTTCAATACTGTCGCTGAGACGTTGAAAGTTCGCAAAGAAAAGAACCCATTTGTGGCTGTTCTATCAATCCGTGAAGCTAAAAACGGCAGCACATACACCGACAAAAATGGTGTTGAGCGACCATCAACTGAGAGCAACCTTTTGAGCTACCGCCCGAAAGAGACTCCAGTGCAATCAGCAGTAGCCGCTACTGGCGGTGAGTTAATTGCAGCAGACGGGTCAGAGCTACCCTTCTAGTTTAGTGAGGCATTGCGCCTCACTCTGGGCGGCTTGCAGATTAGATACAGGAAAATTACTCGAATAGGCTTGGTAAATTCAGAACCGACGGTTGTGCAACGACCCATCTGAGCCACTTTCTATGTAGCCTTTGCACCTGAATCCTTAGTAAGCCGTCCATAATGGGGCGCAGGAAAAACAACGATGTTAGAAAGCAAATTCAAATCAAACGAGCGAGAAGCCTTTGAAAAATTGGGCTGGAAGTTTGTGACGCTAGACCCAGGCGGCGGAGTACCAACAGGATTTCCTGACACATTGGTACTATCGCCAACTGGTTACGCTTGCTATACCGAATGGAAGCGGTCGAAGTCAGCGAACAAACGACCACTCCAAAAATATTGGCATCAGAAGCTCACCGAAATGGGTCACGATGCCTTTTTTGTTTACCCAGAGAATATCAACGAATGGCGAGAAGAAGTCTTGCAGAAGGGACGCTACC